AGTACTTTTTCTGCTAAATCGATTGTGCCTGCTGGACTAAATCCACAAGCATAATTTGCAGTTCCATCTGTATAAGAACCTTTTCTAAGATTCATTTTAAAATTAACATTATCAGATACAGATACTAAACCCAATCTCAGGGTGTCAGCTTCTTTAAATGATTCGCTAATTATTGCGCCAGCTACCTTGCCAGCATAGTTACTACCTACGTTTGTTGTTGTTGCCATTGTTTATTTATTTATTTCTCATTAATTCTAACATACGACCTTTGCTTGATAATTGAACACCTAAAGTTTCTCCTCTGTGTTTAATTGGTGCTGCTTCTGGTGCTTTAGAAAGTTCAACTTTTAAATTTTCGTTTTCATTTTTAAGATTTTGATTTTCTTTTGAAAACTCAGCTTTTACTGTTTCAATTTTACCTTCAACTTCTTTTTTGAAGCTGGCTAAAAATTGCTCTAACATAGACTTGAAACCATCCATATCAAATTCTTCTGCCATTTCTTTTTCGATTGGCATATCTTCTAAAGGCATATCTTCCTCCAGTTTTACATCTTGCTTTTGCTCATTAAAAATAGCTTTAAAACCATCTCTAATCGCATCAGTAATAGACTTTGCATCTGTACTCATACTCATTTGATTTTTAAATTTAACTTCGTTTAATTTCAATATTCCATCAATTGAGAATCCTTTAATCTCTCCTGATTTTGCTTTTGCATAAACTTCATCAGATACTTTGGACATTGCTACCCAAGTTCCTTTAGGGTATGTTTTGCCAAACGCATTAGACTTATCGTTTAAACTATCTTCTACTATCCAAGTTTCAACAAAAGAAACATCTGATAATTTTAATTCGTGTTCTAATGTAGAGTTGTTTTGATATGATTGTTTCTGAAAATTATGTGCTAATTGTTCAATGGTTTTTTCGCTGAGTTTCATTTCAAACTCATTCCCATTTATATTTCTTAGAATACGCTTGTTTGGAATTAACACAGCACCCAACAAAATGTTTTTAGCATCGTCAATAGCCGCTAACTTTACGTCTTTTATATCTTCGCTAAGTGTAATCCATTCGTCCTCCATCGCTGGATTTTCAACTAATGAAATTGCGTAAACTCCTTTAGTTTCATTCTCCTCAAAAATAGCTTCGTACATTCTCATATATTTATATAACGTAAATTTGTAATAACTGTTAAAAAAGATTAACCAATGGTAGCAGTTCTGCGTGTGTTTCTGTCCATCTCTTGTTGTGTGGTAACATCATTACCAACTACAAATGCCTTAATTGGTCTTCGCTCGTTTATAGTTTGCCCTAATCGTGAAGCATCGCTATTGCCAACAACATTAAATGCTGGTGCTGACTGACCGCCACCACCATCGCGAACAGGAGAAGCACTAACACCACCGCCACCTCCTAAAGATGCTAATGCTTTTTTAGTTGCTAATAAATTTGCAGCAATACCAATTCCAGCACTAACTTTATTAATAGTAGTTTCTGCGGCTGCTAATGCAACACCGCCAGGGATTAATGCGTATTTTAAAACTGCCGCTGCATTTGCTGCTTGTGTGTTTATAACTATCCGAGCAATACCAGCCAAACTTTCGCCAACTAATGCAGCGGCTTGTAATGCTTTATTTTTGCCTGCTAATTGACCGAGTAAAGCAAACCCATTTATAGCAGTATCAATAGCCGACATTAAAATAGCTCTTTTCGCATCTTCTAAATTTTGTTCGTCAAGTATTTTTTGCTCGTTAATTTGTCTTTGTATATCTAACGATTCATTGTCTATGTCTTGTTTAGCTGTTAAAAATTCTTGTTCAGCATCTACACGAGCCTGAGTTCCCTGTTTAAATAATTCTTTTTTTCGTTCTAAATCTGCTAATATTATTTGATTTTCTAATTCTAAAGATTCTTTTTTTAATATTAGTTTTTCTGCTTCTGTTAATGCTTGTGATGCTTCAAAATCTAATTGCGCTAATTGTCTTGTTTTTTCGCCCTCAGCAATAGATTGGTCTAACTGTATTTGTTCTCTTTTTAAGGCTAAATCGTTTACTAACTGCTCACTTCTAAATCCCTCTACTTGTGCTAAAACTCCCAAACGATTGCTTAATGCTTCCGTCAAAGCCACTTGTGTTTCTATACTTTTATTCGTGTTTACATTTGCTTGTGCTGCTGCTACTTGTGCGTTTGCTTGTGCTATTAATGCTTTTTCTTGGTCTTCTAATATCTCTCCTAATGCATTATTTGCCGCAATACGCTCATCTATGCTATTACGTTCTTCATCTCTTATTTGTCTTTGTTTTTCTGCTAACCTATCAAATTTTTCAACTAACAAACCCTGTTGTGCTGCTGCTAATTGTGCTGCGTTTTGTAAATCTATATTTGCTTTTGCTGCGTTTAATGTTTCCTTTGCATAATTTGTAACACCTTCTGTTACCTTATTAATTACTTCGCCAACTTTTTCAACTGAATCATTAACACCAGTTATTACATCTATTGATTCTTTGCCAGCCATATTAAAAGCATCAAAAGCACCTTTAAAATCTTTATCAAATAATTTACTAACTCCAGCTGACAAAAAGCCAAAAACTTTTAATAATGAATTAAACCTTTCTATTAAATTATCTTGTATAGCAACCCCTAACGCTTTAATATTTTCTAATGGATTTTCAAATACATCTTTAAAAAAATCAACTGTTGGCTGAAAATTATCAGCTAAAAAATTAAAAAAGTCATTAAATGCAATATTTAAAACTTCCATAGAAGTGCTGAAAAAATCTACAAACCTTTGATTTCTAGAAAACACCTCTCCTAACTTTACAAATAGTCCAATTACTAATCCAATTCCTAATGCCTTTAAAGCCGTTCCTATTAACCCTAAAGACCTTGAAACAAATCCAGCACTTTTAGCCGTTTGCTTATTTTGCTTTTCTAAATTTTGAGAAGACTTATCTACTTTTTGTATTCCTTTTTCAGCTTCTTGAAGTCCTTTATCGTCAAGTTTAGAAACTAAATTTATGATTTTTTCTATTGCCATTTCTGCATTCTTTTTGTTTGTTCAAACCCTTTCTTTAAAGTCAATGGTAATTTATTAACGCCCTTTGCGATGTCTATATTTTTAGACACTCCTACCATATCGCTAACATCTAACATCTTTAAAATTAAATCAATCATATTAAAAGTTTTGTATTATAGTTAATGTCGGATTATTTAAACCATCTGTTATTTTTATCTGCGCTGACCTTTCTGCAGAACCGTTATTTTGAGATAGCGAGTAGTTAAACGTAAATATCGCACCTGTTCCAAATGTACCTAATGTAATCCAACTCGTGCCATCTCCTGTGTCTACTAATACTAGTGATTGTCCAGTTATACCAATGTACTCAGCTGAATCGCTTATCGCTGGACTTTCATAAGTATTAAAATCTGGTATTATAACAGAATTATTTGATATATCAGAAGCTAAAGGCGCATCGTAAATGTCGTTAATTAATTCTAACTCATCTTCTCTATTTGTTAAGTTAGATTTAATGGTATTTATAATGTAACGAGTATTTCCGATAATCAGCCTGTCGTTTAATTTAAGAGCGTTTAATAAACTTATAGGCAGTATTCCAGTATAGTTATAGTTTCTTCTTTTGTCGCTGAAAATATCGCTTATGTAATCTTCGTAATTTCTTGTATAAATTGTATCTTGATTTAATGCGCTTGTAAATTCGTTAAACTCAGATTCAAAATTTAATCCAAAACTTTCAACGCCTATTTGTCTGGTGTGGCTCGGCATTATTACATTGGTATTAATTTCTTGGTAAGTTGAAGCAGAACCTTTATAGCCTATTGGATTTGATGCAACCGATTGCGACACGCCAAAGAACATAAACGGGTCGCCACTTATGCTTTTTAAATCTCTATTGATATAGGGACAGTAAAGAATATTCGTGTTTTCGTTATCTTTTAAATCTAACAACCTTTCATTTATTGGGTTTTCAAAAATTGACTCAATATCTAAAGTTTCGCCATCTAATTCCTCGGTTTCTGTTGAATCAGTATATAATGTTAATTCATTGTTTCCGTATGTTCTGTTATTTGACTGTCTAAAAACATCAGCTAAAATCTGCTGGCTTTCTTTAAATTTAAAATCTATTTTGTTAAATATAACACCTTTGTCAACTTGCTTTTCTGTTGTATTTATGTACTCGGTTATATCAATTATTTTACCCTGAGTATACCAACTTTGTAAATCCTCAACTAAAATGTCATCTCCAAATGGTTGAACTATTAAATTAAAAGTCTTAAATAAACTTACTAAGAATTTGTATGTTTCAATGTCTTTTAATTCGTTTAAAATATTTGCAACTAAACTAATCGATTGGTTAGTGTATGTGTTTGGGTAATTTCCCAAACTTTGTGGGTTTGAACCTAAAAATTGATATGTTAAATTTGTGTTTGCATCAAATTCAAATGCTTCCTCTGTTAGTACGTCAAATTTTGTTACAGCTTCTCCTGTAAAATCTCGACTTCTTATAACCGCACCAGCTGTAATTTCTCCAAAAATAAAGTTTGGGTTTTCATACAAAACAACCCCGTTAATTGATAGCCTAATTTTATAACCTATATTTTGAAATTCAGTTTTAGGTGTTACGGTTACCAAATATAAAACACTTCCCCTGCTTATAACGTCCTTTGTAGGTGTTGTACTTGTCTCAGTTTCTACTTCTACAAATCCATTGGATAGTTTATCAGTGGACTTATTAAGGTTTACATAAATTTCATTAAACAAAGCCGATTCAAAAAAACCACCTACAAATTTAAAACCATATTTTTCATTTATAGCCTTTACAATTAAACTCAATTTAATAGCTGGCTTTAAGTCATCAATAGAAACACCGCTATCTCTACCATCTAAATAGGATATATTAACAGCTTCGCCCATCAAGTCTTGAGAGCTTGCATTTGAGTTGTAAAAATATTGCTTTTGGTACGATATTAATGGATATATAACCGCTCTTGGATAAGATACGCCACCCACCGTAAAATCTAAACCTGTTTGCAACCCGTCTAATACAGTCGCACCTGTATAGCTATGGTCAAAGTTGGACAACCATTCCAAAGTATTTAACTTATCGTCA